TCTAAAAAACCCAGAAACAATAAAACAAGAAATGGATCAGTTAGCTGACCAAATGGCTGAAGCCAAATACAAATACAATTTATTAGACTCAAACACTAAAGTAATCTTTTCAAAGTTATGTTTGGAAGCTAAGCGTGAATATAATTGTTCAATGGCTGAAGCAGAAAAACATGGTTACGTTCACCCAGATTACTCAAAGCATTTAGCTGGACTAGCTACTGCATCATCTGAGTATGATAGGATTAAAGCAAAGTTTAATAACTATGTTTCTTATGTTGAGTACATGAGATCATATATTTCAGCCCAGAAGCATTTAAACTAATGGATAACAAATTTCGTGGAACACATGATCTTGAAGTGATTATAGAAGCACAACAAAATAATATTTTAATCTTAGAAAGACATTTAGAAGAAGCGAAAGAAGAAATAGATAGACTAAAAAAACAAATCACTTTACTACAAAATAGTATAAGAACATGGAAAAACAAATCTACCCAAAAGGCAAACTAAATATGGAGAACTATAATGATAGAGTTAAAAACTATGATCCAAGATTTGCAGAAAAAAGGTTTGAAGATTATTGCAGAGATAAAGGCTATGCTTTTAAAAAACTTCTCCTTAACGCAGATGAAAACTTATTTGAATCACCTATTCCGCATTGGACTCGTCTTGGTCTTATGGTTGCTCAGCCTGATTATTTTTGTTACAACAAATCTCGCCAATTCTACGCAGAAATTAAAGCATCTAATAAAGTCAAAATACGAGATATAAAAAAATACTGTGCTTGGGAAACAGTAATGTGTGATCCTAAATATACTCAGTATTATATTTGTTTTTGCTTTAACGATAAAATGGTCATTAAGACTATTAGTCAAATTATGGAACTATTACCTAAAGCACAATTAAAAGAATATCACGAGGGAAATAAGTATTACGTTCTACCTATTTAATTTTATGCAAATAACACCAATCAATAAATTAATTTACGAAGATTGGTTATTAAAAAAACATTATGCTAAAAGATTATGTTCAATCTCTTATTCTTTCGGTTTATATATAAATAAAATTATAAAAGGGGTTATAACTTTTGGTATGCCACCAAGTTCTACTTTAGCCAAAAGTATATCTGGTGAAAAATATGCAAAAAATGTTTTAGAATTAAACAGGTTAATTACAGATGATAATTTACCAAAAAATTCACTTAGTCAATTTGTTTCTAAATCTATTAAATTGTTAAAAAAACCAACTATAATAGTTTCATTTGCTGATCCAAACGTAAATCATTCAGGTTATATCTATCAGGCAACTAATTTTATTTATACTGGAATGAGTAGTAATACTCATCAATTTATAGATAAAGATGGTAAAGAATTTCATTTTAGAAATATTGGACACTATCAGAAAAATAATAAATTAAATGTTAAATTAGTTAAGAGAAGAAATAATGAAGAATCTATTAATAGAAAAGATATAGCTAATTTTTTAAGATTACATAAAAAAGATTATACAGCTAAAAAGCTAGATAATATTTTTGGATATAAAGATACAGCAGCACATTGGTTTAGATTAGATGCTGGATTTAGTTTTCCTACTGTAGATGATTGGAGTAAATTAAAAGAATTATTAAAATTTAATAATCAGTATGATTCAATTATGTTAGATTATAAATATGTTCCTGATCCACAAGAAATTATTAAAAAATTACAATTAAAAAAACAAACTATACTTGGTAAACATAGATATATTTATATTCACGCAGACAAAAAAGATAAAAGAGATGTATTAAAAAATTTTAAGTTAAAAAAATTAGCTTATCCAAAAGATAAAAATAAAAATTATATTAGTGATGTTAATATATCAAATCAAATGCTTTTAGTTTAATGAACTGTATTAATTACTTTCGGATCAGTAGGCATAGAAAAGTTTATGGGTTTCTTATCAATCTCAATCGCTATAAGTTCGTAATTGGAATTGGAATTGATATGACTAAGAAAAGTTCTAACTTGTGCTTGGTCATCAGTATCTTCAATCAAGAAACCAGTATAACCTATTTCAAAAGATTCTAAATTTCTATAAGCTATTATGACTTCATATTCGTAATAGTTCATTTTTTCTTGGTGTTAATTATATCTGTAGCTTTCAATCCGTATATTGCGGCAACTACTGAAGCCCAGAGTCCAACAATCCACCAAGGCATTTGTTCTAGCTTTGTAAAGAAAGTATCTAGTTTGGTAGCTATCTCTGGGTCGTCTGAAAATACAGAATAAGCTAATAATAGAATTGGACTAGATAAAACAATTAAAACAAAATCATCTTTGTAATCACCTTTATGGCTTTCAATAATCTTGCCTTGCCATTCAATCTTACCTTCTGCCATTTTCTGATAGTGTTGCATTTTTGCAACAGATTCTAGTCTTTGAGATTCTTTTTTATTTTTATAGATTTCAGCACCAGTTTTTAATCCTAAACTTAATAAACTCCAAATCATGGTATTACTCCGTTCTTATTTTGTTCTTATTTAAGCCATAGACCCCTCAAATTTTGACGAATCTGCCTTACCATGACCCAGATAGCCTTTGGAATACAAATGTTAAAAAAAACGTACTCTAATCGCTTTTATCTTCATTTTCTATTACAAGTTGTTTTAATAACTCACAATAGTGTATTGCCTTATCAATATCCTCTAGCTGTTTATCTAAGCAATCATGCTTTTTATTCCAGCGAGTTATGTATTTAATAACATTACCTGATAAGTAATCCAAATTGTTTTTATAGATGTATTCAGTGGGTTGGATTTCTAATTGATAATGAGAACCACCGACTTGTCTAAGAGTAGGGTTGGTATCTGACTTTTTGTGTTTCTTCATCTCTGTATGCTCTCAATGTTTGTTTTCTATTTTCTTTAGGAGATACATAGCTGACATGAATCCAACCACTATTACCGCCTTCATAAAATTCTAATATCATCTGGTCAAAGTCTATATTGTTTTTAATGTAATCAAATAGTTCTTTATTATCTACTCCAACAATTTCTATATCCGCAGCTTCACCTTTAGAATGTTGAGAATCAATAGATGAGCCAATCGCTATACAAAGTTCACATGATCTATAACCTGATGATACAATAACAGGTTTATCATAATAGCTTCTAAGTGGTTGAAGTACATTCATACATAATTCTTTTAAAGCATCTATTTGTGTTGCATTTGGATTATTAGGTATTCCTTTTCTTGAAGCCACTTGGCTTTTTGTCATTTCTTCCAATGTAAAATTTGCACTTAACTTCATACGATCTCCTTTTAGATATATACGTTGTTATCCCAGCTTCCATTTCTTCGCAAGTACATAGGTGTAAGATGCGGCATACCATTAGTTATTAAACCACAAGATAATATAGGTTTTTTTAAATTCAGTCGCATATATTTCATGCTAAGTGCTTCTTTGTCTATCAAACAACCTACGGTCAATCCGAAATTAAGGTGGAAGTCGTTGGCTACCATGACGCACTCACTGACCGTATGATAATGACCTTGAACTACGGACATAGAAAATTGAGCAACTGCTTTTTTAATATCAGGAGTAAACTGATGACCAAATAATACTCTGCCTTTATCAGTATTAATAAAATGTTTTTCTTTCCATTCCCAACCTTTTCCAACTTCTAATATTTGATTATAAGATTTAATAAACTTGCTAGTCATACCTTTAGCCATAGCACGTCTTAAAACCATAGAACCATGATTAGATTCTAATAAAACCATTTTAGGAAATAGCTTGTGTAGTTTTTGTATATCTCTTTTACCTAATTCTAATTCGTCTTTTGGACTTGGTAAATCAGGATCAATGTTATGACTTACATTAATAGAATGAAAGTCCATTTCATCTCCAATATTAATTACAGTATCAGGCTTATATGTTTTTTTTAATTTAGATAAAAACGCATACCAATCTTTATGTGCAAAGGGAAAGTGTAAGTCAGAAATGACTAAGATGCGTTTATGTTTAGACATAAATTATCTAGCGAAATAATTATATACTCCAGCAGCTACCGAACCTAGAAAAACTAATATCCAAGCTGCGCCCTTCCCAAAATTCATTTGAGAATTTAATTGTTTAACTTCTTGTTTTAATTCTTTGATCTCTCTACAGATCATATCAATTTTAACATCAGTTGTGCTTTTTTGTTTTCTAGCCATATTTCCTATTACGAGCATTTGACTTTTATGTCAAACCTTGCCTTGTCCTCTATATCTCATTTGTTTTTTAGTTCTGCCTTTTCTTTTATGCTTATTCATAGTTTTTACTTTAGATGATTTTGTAATTCTTCCTTGTGATGAACCATTGTTTGTTTTGGTATATAAAACTGTAGCACCAAATGTCTTAGATTTCTTAGCCATTATAATATAAATTTAAAAGGATTAGCTTCTATTTGAGGATTAGGATTAGCTGGACTTGGTCTAGGTTTACACTTGCAATCTTTTAACAAGCAACACATTCCAATCCATAATTTATAAATACAGTTCATTATTTACTCTCTATAATAATTTTTTTAATAGACAAGCTACCATCAACATTTTGTATCATGTGTGCTTCTACTTCACCGCAAACATATTGTTTATCTTGCATATTTGTATTTCTTGTAGCTATTCTTTTATGTTTTAAACAATCAGACATAGATTGTTGAACTCTATGCTCTTTTAATTCGCCATTTATAAAAAGACATAAAGCAATAACCATTTTAATCATTATTTATGTCCATTCGCAAACTTAATATCTCTTGTTGCGTCTTTAAGTTTTTCTAAATCTTTTTTAATCTTTTCAATTTCTTTAGAATGTTGTTTTAACATTACGCCTGTATGTACATTATCTTCTAACTGTTTTTGCATTTTTTCTATTTGTTTTGTTTGCCATTCTAATAACATAAATTGTTCTTGATCTATGGGTTTTTGAACTGATGCTTCTAGTAAATCTTTTTCAAATAATTGATTTTTTGTTTCTAAATTATTAACTCGTTCTACTAAACCAAAGTAACCCCAAACACCGATAGCTACTGCACTAACAATGGCTATTAGATTTCTTAATGGTAATGCAATATTAGTTTGATCGCTGATTTTCATTTAAACATATCCTTATGCGGTGGTAGATGATCTTCTATTTTATCTCTAAGATAAACAACTTTCCACATTCTGTTCTCTAGTCGTGCAATATAAGGTAAGAGTATTCTGCACAACCACTTCTTCATTAGATACCCTTCATTTTAGGGTTAATGATATTTTCTTTTGCTCGTGGACGAGATTGTCTTTGTGATGAATGATATTTGGAATGTTTATTAAATAAACAGTTTTTAAGCTGTTCAGCTAAATATTTTTTAAAGTCTTTAGAATCCATAAGGCACTCCTATTTGTTTCGTGCCTTCCTAAAATTACTTCTTAAAAAAGTCTGTCCAAAATTTCAAGATTTCTTTTTGAGATTCTTTTACATCTTCTTGCCAATCTTTAAAGAATCTAGTCCAATAATCTTTTACTGCTTTGTAATCCATTCCCACTCCTCTAATGTATATGGTATCATTGTTTAACTCCTGATGAGTATATAGCTATTATTTTGTGCAATGCAATAGTTATCTTGCTGTTGCTGGAATGTTATTTGTTCCTACTAGTGGTTGCTCTGCGAAAGCCATGTAGATTAACGTCTGTCCTGAATCATTTAATGTTCCTTTTGCTTCAAAACCATTACTTAAAAAATTTAAACCACCATAAGTAGCTTCTGCATCACTTGCATTTGGTTTTAATACTTTAGTTACAGAGTTAAATGTATTTCTTTTATTATCATATATATCCCATTCAGAAGCATTAGAACTTCTTTTTTCAATTACCAAAGCTGGTTTAAACCCTGTATAGATAAATTGATTTCCGCCATTCCCAACATACGAACCAAACTTACTAAATCCTTTTTTGTTTGCGAAGCAGTAAGCAATATGATCTGAACCACTTTCATTTACAGCATTAAATCCTGAACCTAAAGTAAATACCGAACTTGTTGGAGATGTATTATTCCAAATACTTGCACCTGTACTTACAGCATCTGTTGTGTTTAATCTCATATATGCCTGATTACCTAATACTTTATGATAAGTTTGCCAATTAACTGCACTATCTCTATTTTTTATAATAATTAAATCAGGTTCTGCTCCTAATCCGTGTCCAACTGTAGCA